ATTTGCTGGGCTGAATATTGTATTAGCAGAAACAACCGAATTAGCACCTACTGATGGATTAGCCCAATATTTGTGCGGAACTACTTTATTATTAATTTTATATGTAATGGCAGCTGGCATAACAAAATTATTAACATCAACATTATTTACGAACGAATAAACACGAGTATTTGGTTTTAAACCAGTAGCAGTCAAGCGTGTTATGATTGGCTGTATATACGGAAGAATAGAAACATTAGTTACATAAGTTCCAAGATTATAATTACTAGTGGCAACATTAGCTGTGTATGAATTAGCAGATCTTTGAACAGTTGTAGTTTTTGTAGAACTATTATATGTACTGTTTGATGTATTAACAGTTTTAGTACTTACTGCTTTCCAATTGCTCCATTGAGTTCCATATGCAGCTGCAAGATTTACCCAATTCGACGAAAGATCTAAATCAGTAACAACATCTGGCGATACTGTTATATCAGGTTGAGTTGATCCAGATGGATTAAATGATATAGTTCCATTCCAATGATATATATTTCCTTCGATTGCATTTCTATATGCTGATGCATAAGGTTGTGAAAGATATGCATTTTCTGTATACGCTAGCATCACATATTTACCTGCTTTGACAGTATTAGAACTAGCATTATTGTTATATGTTAAAGGTCTTTGCATTTGCGAAAATGCAGGTCTCATATTTCCAGAATTTGAATCAATAGCAATATTATATGTTGGATCTTTGGTATTACCAATGCTGTGATCGGTAAATGGTTCTACAAGGACACCATTTTGAAATCTATTTTGACCAGTAGTTCCTGAACGAACAAGAAGATTTGTTGCTGACTGTTCAAGCAATGATAATGATGTATAATATTGAAGATTATTAATTTGATTTGCAAGACCGCCAATATCTTTCATAGTATAGCGTTTTTGCTGAGTAATCGTAGATGTAATAGCATAATCATATCTATTAGCAGTTTTTGCTTCTGGTGTAGATAATGAAGGGTATGGCGGAATATTAACAATACCAAGAGTCATTGTACCATTCGGAGGTTGTGGAGAACTAGGATTGACTGATGGTTTTCCCTCATATACTTTGAATTGGCCAGAAGTAGTAATAACCGCAATATCTGTACGTGCATAATATGATTGAATATTCGCTTGATAATTAGTGTCTGGAGTTGGAATAAAAGAACCATAAGAAGGATCGATATAATATGTTAATACGGCAGAAGGGTTGATAGTCGCTACAGTTGACCAATTTGTTGAATTAGCTAATGTATTAGCAGTGTTATTTGCCCAAGGGCGAAAATCAATACTATCTCTTAAATCGTATACTGTTCCAGAAGTTGATTTATACTGTGGAATAAGTTGAGTTTGAATAGCTGTTGTATTTGAAGTATTAGTATCATCAATCGGATATGAATTTGCATTAAAGAAACCAACACCTTGAGATTGGTCATATGTAAATATACTAACATCAACAAGAATTCTTGAGTTTGTAGTTAGACTATTTCCGAGTGCATATATTTGAGCAAGACCGTAATAGTTATCTCTCTGCCCGTTATCAACAGAAAATAATGATCTACTATTCGTAACTGTATTACTAAATGTTCCGTTATTAATATAGATACCGTTGATGCTATAAACATCAGCAAGACCTAAAGACCAAGGACCATTTGAACCAGCTGAATGACTAGCACAGTTAATAGCAACATATACGCTAGATTTTAAAACTTTTTTAACAGGAACTGTAGCTTCTCTTAAAATATCATAGTAAACATTTGCGCCCATAGTTCCAGTAAGACTTTCACCAAGAGTAAATGTTGCAGTAGTAGCTGTCGAAACAATAGATCTCGTATTCGCGCCAACTCTTTTAGTAAAATCTAAAGGTACACCAGCTGGGAATATTTTAAAATGGTTACTGTTTGTATTTGTGCTACTAAAAGTATTAGATACAGTCATTAATGTATTATTTGAAATTACATTAATTTGTCTAACTTGACCATTAACACTAATAAAATCACCGACCGAATAATCAGTTAGAAATGCAGTTGATCCAACTGCAGTAACATTAGATTGAGAAGCTGTTACAGACACGTTACCATTTTTATTTGCAGTAGTACCATTAGTAGTTGGTATGATAATAAATGTTGACGTGCCAATTCCTGTTTCAGTTCCTTCAACTTGAAATATTTCAGTTGCCGAACCTTTAGGAGCTCCAACAGAAACAGTCATAATACCTGAAGTACTAAATGTAGATGTATTAGCACGGCGATATACATATTGCTGATTTGTAAATCCATTCGAAGAAAGAGCTTTTTGCCCAAACGGGAAAATCATTGAGTTATAATTAGATTGTTGGATAACGGCTGTATTGTCTAATGATAATACAATATCAGCAACACCATTAACCGAACTTGAATTATAATTGATAATACTTTTTACACTACTAAAATTTTGCCCTGGATACATCTGAACATTGAATAGATAAACAATATATTGACCTGATGGAGTACCAGCAGTACCGGAATTAATTTCTACGCCTCTGATGTATGCAGTACCGATTTGTGTTGTTGAAGAATAACCAACACCAAGGAACGAATCAGAAGAAATAGCACGTTTTGCTACACTATGAAGTTGAACTTGTTGTAATGTATTTGTTTGAAAATCACCAACATATTCTTGAACAATAGTATAATAGCCATAATTTGTAGTTACCACAGCACCAGTGGATGGCGCGAGGTCAGTTGCTTTTCTTAATGGCGTTACATTATTGTTTAGGAAATTTACATTGTATCCTTCAACATAACCTTCACCAGCCGAAGAAATTAAATTAAGATAAGTTGTATTCGAATAGGTGCTGTTACTTGCGGTATTAGTTTCGATTCTTGGAGTAGTCGAAAGAACGAAAGGCGATACGATAAAATCTCCATTCGTCTCATACGTACGACGAGCCATTTCATCTTCGATTGAAGCAAATTGAGTATTATTTTTAATTGAAACTGGATAACCTGCAACGAAATCGCAAAGTGAGAAAAACGAAATAGTGTTCGAAACAGCATTTGTTTGACGAGTAACAAGTGTCGGAATAAGCTGGAGTCTGTGTGCTCCAGGAGCAAGATAATTTGGCGTTCCAGAAGCATTATCATAAAGAGCGGAATTTGCTTGTGGTGTAATAATATTTTCAACTGCTTCAAAACCAACTGAAATATTATCAGGAGCATTATTGAATGCATCAATAACGATAGTTTGTGGCAATACGTTAATGAAGTAACCATCTTTAAAAATAGTACCACTTGTCGTTGTAAATGCGTAGCCTACTCCAGTAACACCATTAGCCGAAGTGGCAACAGTAACATTACCAACGGCAACATTAGCTGTAGTTGCGATTACAAGAGTATCGTTTGCATTAAATGTTGATTGTGGCGAACCGTTCGAATAAACTGCAGTATTAATATACTTAACGTAAAGAGTATTAAGATATGGATCTTGTGATTGAAAACCTTGAACTGCATTAACAATACTGGCTTTTAGACCGTTTGTGTTATAGATAATATTACCGATAAAATTGCTAATTGTAAATGCTGTACCGTTTGCATAGTTATCATTAATTTTTACAAACTGATAATTGTTATCGAATGTAAATGCGCAACCTTCAGTTACTGATCCATCTTTAATTAAATTTCTACCAAATTTGCTAATCTGATCTTGTAAGATCGATTGCATAGCATTAAGTTCTCTTGTCTGAACAGCAACGCCAGGACGATATAAAATTTGATAATAATTTGAATTAGCATTAAAATCGTCAAAATAAGGTGACTGAGATAGATCAATTTGTAGAGTCATATTTTCCTCTGTATTAGAACTGAATAACTATTTTAACAACTTCAGTAGAAGTATTTGATAAAGTAACGGGTGCAAAATTTTCAAGATAGATAACGTCACCAGAGAGTCTTACAAGATCAGGATAAACGATACTATTATTAACTGTATTTAATCCTATTGCCCCAGAATTAGAACCAACCATATTAGCAGATAATATTCCACTCTGGAATCTATTTGGTCCACCGATATTATTTAATACTAAAACAGTATAAACATTAGCTATAGTTGCACCTGTATTTAGTATATTTTTAAAGATGTCTCCATTCGCAAATGATTTATTCTTTGCTGTCACTCTCAAATATGTAGTATTCGCGAATGTAACGATACCCGTACCATTTGAACTTGCATTTTGGCTCGAGATAATATCTCCGACATTAAATGTACCATTCGCTCCAGTATATACAATATCAACATCATTATTTGTTGAAATAATAGTACCATAAGCATTAGTGCTAGCTTGAGTTAGCACTTCAAATTGTTGAAATGGTAAAGTATTCGAAGTTAATGGCATTCTTAATGTTTGATTAAAATATTGACCGAATATATTTGTAACATTAATCGTATTATTAGAACCATAAAGTGAAGTTACATTAGCCTGAGCACCAGTAAGAAAATCAGTGATATAACTATTAGAAGTAAATGTACCTTCAACATTCGATAAAGCGATTTGAGTGTTAGTATTCAATGCAACAATTTGAGCAGTAGATAATGAAGTGTTTTCAGTAACAATTTCAACATTAGAAATTAAACTAAAATATACCGTATTTTGAGCAGCTACGTTGGCTGTAGAACCAGAATTTATACCGATAATATTATCGTTTGACGGAACACCGTTAGCAAACATCATATTTGCGGCAAAAGTTCCTTGAGCATTATAAAGAACAAGAGTTCCTTGAGTAGAATTAGCAACATTAGCTGTGTATGAAAGAACCATACCAACACCAACGGTTTGTTGATTTGAAAATACTGTAGAAATAGTATTTACTACAGCATTTGATCCTGAAGTAACACCTTTAAGTTGGCGATACGTATCAAAATATCCATTTGTAGGATTAACAACAATTTGAGTAGTATTGGCTGAAAAAACGATTCCGTATGCAGTATTTGCAGAACCATTACTTTGATATACTATTTCTTTAAGAGTAAATGGACCTGTATTAGAAGAGATATTTAATCCATTCATTTCCATATTACCTAATTGCAACACGCTTTCGTTATTAGAAAACACGCCAGAAACATTTGTAAGTTGCAACTTTACTCTATTAAAATTATTAAGATTTACTGTAATGTCATTATACAACGGATCTTCTAAAATACCAACTTTACGATATTTGCCATATACTGGGAAAGTATATCCTTGAGTTGAACCATTAGCGATATTAACAGTTATGCCAACATACGATGCGCCAAGTTCAGAATATGTATTTGAGCCATGACCAGTTGCTGGCGAAATAGTAGGAGCAGCTTTTGCACCACTACCATAATTCGAATTAGCTGAGATTGCAATTGTAGCATTAGAGTAATTAGATCCAGGATTAATTACTACAATTTGCTGAATGTTATTTGTAGAATTCGTTGCAGTATTAACAACTGTATATGCCGATGCATTCGATCCATCTCCAGTAACCGTTACTGTCGGTGAAATTATATATTGAGTAAGAGCATTTGGAATCGTGTAATATGAAATTAAATTAGCAGTTCCAAGAGAAACATAAGTTGATGAATCTCTAGCAGTAAGAGTTTGCCCAAGAACAAAAGTTCCAGTAGGAGCAGTAGTTGTTATATTAGGATAACTAATTTGAGAAACAATAGATGCTTTTTGTAATGACGATTCGCCTCTTACAAAAAGTCCAGGAGTAATTGTTCCATTTACATTGCTAAGGATAAGTGTCGATGAATTAGCATATGATATAATAGCATTTGCACCTTGATAGATATTGTTAATATCTACTTGGTCTATTTTTTCACCGATGATAAAACTTTGACCGATAGTAGCTACGTTATTATAAGTTAAATTGATACCATTAAGATTTGTATTCGAAATATAAGCATTTGCAGAAGTTAATGTGGTCGATAATATGTCGGCTGCATAAGGCATTAAATAATATGAATTAGCAACAAGAGTATTTGAAAATGCAGTTGCTGTAGTTACAACTGTAGTATTAACAGCTGTAATTCTTCGCATATTAGTATTTGCATTAGAACCAACACGAATATAATTATTTACAGAAAATGTAGTATTCGCTGTTCCAGTTGAAATATAAACGTAACTTAAACCATTATTGCTTGTCGATACAGTATTAATAACCGCATTCGAACTAGAACTAACACCTTTAGCTTGATAAGAATTTGACCAAGAACCAGTTGATTTGCCAACATAAATTGTAGAACTATTCGAACTAAAAACAATACCATTTGCTGTATTGGCAGAACCGTTACTTTGATAAATTGTTTCGCCAACTGTAAATGCGCCAGTATTCGAAGTTATATTTAATACTTGAAATGGCTGGACAGTAGCAGTACCTGATTGTATCGATCCGCCTTGAGTAGTATCATAGATAGGAATATTAAGAGAAAATACGTTTGCGCCACTATTACGAACAACTTTAAGAACTGTTGAATTGGCAGTTATAATTGTACCATTTGCACCAGTATCTGTTTGAATAATTGTATCGCCAACTTGAAAAATTCCTTGAGGATAATAGTAAGCAATGCTGTCGATATTTTGAGTTAAAATATTTCCAACAGAAATAGAACCAGTTTGTGCTGATAAATTGAATACGGCATAAGTGTTAAATGCAGGTGTTACAGTAACTAATTTGTTAAGTCCATCATATTTTGTAATTTTACTAACTTGTCCCGCACCGAAACCAGCATTTAAATACATCGATGAACCAGTATAGTAATCATTATATGGAGATGCTCCACTATCGATACTTACTGTGTGATTATTAACAGTTGATGTTAAATATCCAGAATAATATGTTTGATAATTATTACCGCCAGCAGTAACACGAATAACGTCGATAGTTCCTCCGACAGCATTTGAAGTTACGTTTGCATTTGGCGTTACTGGAATGTATGTGTTTGATGTGAAATTAGTATTAGCATTAGTACTAATGCTATACATATATTTCCACGTATACCCATCAGATGTATTAAATGTACCATATGGAGTTGTGAGAGATGGTTTTACTGTTGAGTTGGCACCATTATTATTATCGATTACTTTATAAACTTCGTAATTGTCCGTAACAACGAAAAACTTTTTAGAATACATATTACCATCATTTTGATCATATCTATCAAAAT